TCCATTATTAACAGTAGATCCATTATTAACAGTAGATCCATTATTAACAGTAGATCCATTATTAACAGTAGATCCATTATTAACAGTAGATCCATTATTAACATTTTCAGCACCATCATCATTTTCATTTAAATCATTATTTTCATTTTCATTTTCCTCCTCCTCCTCTTCTTCCTCATTCTCATTACCATCATCACTTTCTGCTAATCCTAATAATTTCGTTAGAAGAAGTAAGAACAAATATATTGCATAACCAAAATAATAAATAATATCTATATAATTACTACTTTTAGGACAAAATTGTTTAAGAAAATTTAATATAAAAAATAGAGGAATTGCTAATAAACTAGCTAAATTCATTATTATTTATTTATTTATTATATATATAGATAATAAAATGGGGAATATATTTAGTTCATTTAATTTTTCAGTAGATATTTCTGATATTAAAGATTTTTTTATTGGAGCAATAGTTATTATAACATTAGATCAAATAGATTCAGATTTAGCTGGAAAAATATTTGAATATTTGAAGTTAATAGTTTTATATGTTGGAGGAATTGGATTATTTTGTTCATTATTATTTTGTATGCCAATATTAAATATTTTTAATTCATTTCCATTTAATTTAGTAATGATAATTGCAATTAGTAAAATAAGAGAAATTATTAAAACTACAATAAAAGATAATAATAATATAATTCCAAGTGAAGTAAGTAATTATATGAATCTAATATTTAATTATTTACCACTTGAAACAATTAATGAAATCTTTAAATTTCCATATGATATGATAGATAAATTTATACCATCCGAAGTTATAAATATGATATCAAGTATGATATCTTCTATTTTAGATAAAGGAAAAGATATACCGATATTATCTGATATTATAGATTTATTTAAATTTTTATTTAGTATATTAAAAATACTATTATTTCATCCAGTTAGTTTACAAAATGAAGATATACTATTATATATTTTGATTGTTATAGCTGGTATTATATAAATTATAATATATATATATATATTATAATGCCTAATTCTGAAATTAATGAAAATCATGTATCATTATTAAAATGTACTAGTGATCCAATAGTTACATCACATCCTATTAGTAGCTTTAATGAAACAGTAAAAGAATGTGATGGAAATATTGAATGTAAATATGCAACATATGATGCAAATCCATCACAAAAAATAGCAACTTTATATGATTATAAATGTATTAATGATGATCTAGATTTTAATGCATATTCAGAGAGTGATAAAAAATATACATATAATAAAGATTATGCAAATCTATCAGATCCAGTATGGCTTACGACTAAAATTAATAGTTTAATTGAAGGTCATGATATTGATGATATAAAATGTCCAACTGAAATTCCTGGTTTAGATATGTTATTAAAATCAATTGATTTTGATGTTCTATTGAATAGTAAAGATTTTCCAAAAGAAGGTGGTGATCCTGGAACTAATTATGATGCAAACTCAGTAATTAGACTTAATAAAATAATAAAAGATATGGATGATAATCCTAGTAAATATCAAGATGTTGATCCAGGTATAGTAAAGATTATAAAGAATTGTTTTACAGATAGAACTACTTATGGAACACATAATACAACTGATGGTAAATTTAATATTATAAAAGGAACAGATCCAACAGATATATGTTATAATTTTAATTCAGAGGATCAAAGAAATCATTTTATGACTTATATAGGTGATAATATTGAAAGTTCTGATTGTCATACACGTATTACATTAAATGCAACAGAGAAAAAAATGTATGATATGGCAAAAAATATAGTAGATAAAGTATGGGAAAGAATTAATGATTATTTAACTGATTCAGGAGACCCTCATAACATTATTCCATCTGATCCTGATGCAAAAAAAATGTGGATTCAACAACATTTTCATCATGGTGTTCATAATAAAACTATATCATTCTTAGATAATAAAGTAAATGGAAATATTGATAAACAAAGTGAGGATCCTAAAAATAATAAAGGTTTTTATCTTCACGATAGTAATAGTGATTTTTGGCGAGGTCCACTATTTGATACAGATCCAGTTACTGATGAATCAGGTGTTAGTGATGATGAAAAACAATCAGCATTTGCATTATTTAGAGGAACTACTAATTCTGAAGGTGTAAAATTTTTAAAATGTAATGAACCCGATATGGTTAATAAAACACCACATGCATTTAATATTCTAAAAGTAGCAACAATGTTAATATCGTGGAGTGCTGTTAGTAAACGTTTAGGTGCTAGATGTGCATTTGGTACTCTTAAGAAACATTATAAAGCAACAGATGATGAAAAAGAAAATTTTACTTCAAGAAAAAATATACCAACAGGTTTATTATTAGATATTAATTATGGTATACAAACTGGATTAAATAGATCTGGTAAACAAATTGATAGAAATAAGCTATTACGTGTAGTTTCATATTACGGAACTAATAATATTAATAATGGAGATATACTAGAAGTATTATCAGGATTATAAAATAATATTATATATATATATATAATGACGTTTATTAGTAATATTATAGAAGGTATTGTTAAAATAGGATCTTTATTTATAGTAGATTTTTTACTAAATTTTCTACCATCTTCACCTTTCAAATCTGCTCTTAAACTTATATTATTTGCTTTTACTATAATATCATATATAATGAGTATACTAAATCCTAAAAAATATAAGTGTGATTTAAATAATGGAGGGTGTATATTATCTCAAGATGGTAAATATAATTCTTTACAAGATTGTAAAAATAAATGTTATACATGTGCATATTCAAAATCTGATCATAATACTCAATTACATTATGTAAATGATTGTTCTAGTAGAACTAGTGATTGTAATAATTATTATTCTAATTTTAAAGATTCTACTGATAAAATATTTAAATATAGATGTAATATGGATACTACTTGTAATATAGATAAAACTAAAAATATATTAAAAAAAAAATATATCCCTGATTGTTCAACAAATCCTGTAGGAGATAAAGATACTTGTCATAAATATTATTCTAAATCAAGTGATGATAATAAAAATTATAGATGTCATATACATGATGGTATAAATTGTACAATAGATAAAAAAACTAAAGCATTAATTGCAGATTCTTGTCCAACATACTAATTTATTTAGTATATAATAATATATAACTTTTCTTTACTATTTGAGTTATATCATCATATATAGATATATCATCATCATTACATAAATACCATGTATTATTTTTATTAATACATGATATATAATGTCCATAATTTAAATTACCCACTTGTATAACAAATCCACTTAATGTATAATTATAATCAGAAAAGTTATAATTTAAATCAATATCAATATCAATATCTATTTTTTGTTCTAAACTATTAAAACGTTTTAGAATAATTAATAAATATCTGGGATAATTTGTAATTACAATTTGTTTAGTAGCATTTACTAATTTTTTTAATTTTTCATTATAGTATTTATTATCATCTTTTAATTCTTCTATTTTTAAATATTCATCAAAACAATCCATTAATGTTACATTTTCTTTCTGTGGAATAGGCAGAGATAATAAACGATCTGATTCTTTAGTTATAAATTTTTCATTACTTTCTAAACATGTAATATGTGATTTAATTTTACAATCAAATAGTAATTCTAATAATTTAGAATTATTGATATCATTATATAAACAATTAGAAACTAATTTAAGATTTTCTTCAATTAATTCAATAAAGCATAATAAGAATTCTGATGTATCACATTGTTCATTATTATTAAATTGAATATATGATTGATTTAAACGATTCTTTATAATTCTAGGACCTAAACTATCATTATTTTTATTAAAATAATCTTCTAATGTTTGTTTATATCCTTTTAAAAAATTATTACTATAATCATTTTTTAATATTAATTTATTAAAAATATTACAATTAAATAATAATTGTAATCCTGCATTTAAATAACAAGTATTCCCCATATTTTTCAGACCTGTTACTTTATTTAAATTCATTATATATTAATATATAAGATTTACTTAAATAATTTATTATCAAGAATATTATTATGTTTGTATGGAACACAAAAATATCCACAAAATGTGTTATAGTTATTTTTATTTTTACTATTTTTAAAATATCTATCTGAATTAAATGGATTATAAATAATATTACCACTTGCATCATAATTTCTAGCCCTACCATTTCCTGGTTTATGAGACCATGATAAATTTTTATCTTGTCTATAAAAATGATAATCTTTATGTGGTTTACTATCATCTAAAAATAAAGCAATTTTATAATAATCACATAAACAATCTTCTTCATTTTTATTATAGTCTAATATATTAGGATAATCAGACATAATATTAGTCTTAAAATTTTCACAAGTATATTTATCTTTCGATATCCTTTTTATATTACTTTTATCTCCTGGTTGTGGTTTTTCTGATCTATTTAATTCATGATCTCTCATAGCATATGCATAACAATTATTATATTCTTGTATATTATCTATTTTTTTATTCCATTTTTGTGGTTGAAATATGGGTTGTTTACATACATAATATTCAATAATATGTTTTTTTTTTAAACATATACATAATATTAATATTATTAATAAATATATAATTTTCATATATATATATATAATTTTATATTTTTCTTTCTACTAATTTCCATAATAATTCTTTTAAATTACTAGATAGGATATCAATAGTAACATCAAAACTAAAATTTTTTTTAGACAATTTTTGACTTAATTTATCTAATAATATTTTAATTTTTTTAAATCTATCAAAAAACATATATTCAAATTGTCGATATTTATCAAATTCACTTGGAATAGAATTTCTATATTCAATATGATCTTTTGATTTCATAATATAAAATATTGTTTGACATATAATATCCCACTGATGATTATAATAAAAAGGACTATCCATACAACTTATCCATTCATCCCACAATGAATCATCTTCTTCATCATTATTATAAACAAGAGTATTTTTAACTATAATAGATAAATCATCATCTACTGATAATTTAATACTATATAATTGTTCATAATATTTTTCATCAATTTTAATTTGACTACGAACACTCATATTTAATAATTTATTCTGATCTAAAAATAAACAACAATTAATCTCTTTTTTATTCACATTATAAAATTGATTTAAACTATAATAATCAAAACATATAAACTTATTATTTGTAGAAAATATAAAATAATTTAATGGTATTTGTGATATAAAATCATCAACTACTGTATATTCTTTTTTTATAGAATGAATTACACCAATATTCTTATTTT